CCCATGGCCCAGCGATGAAATGATGCTGGGTTATGGGTGGTGACGACATACGCACCCAAGACCAAACTCATCAAAATTTTTTTGCTACTTTTTCTTCACAAAAAGTAGGTCTTCCCCTGCTCAAAAATCAACATGAAGGAACTGACTTATGGGTATCCAGAACTTCCCGGCTGCCTTGCAGCCGATCATTCAGCAGGGGTTTCTCGAGCGTGAGTTCGAGACTGCGCTCACGTCGCGGCTCGGCTACCGGCTGATCGCGGATCGTGAGGATTTTGCCGTCGGGATCGGCGAGACGCTGACGAAGACGCGGGCGGGGTTGAAGCCGAGTGTGACGGTGCCGCTCGCGGCGTCGAGCAACACCAATCTGGATAACGGCCTGACCTCGACGAACTGGGGTGTTGAGCAGTATACCATTTCGTTGAATTTCTATGCGGCGACGCAGGATTTGAACATGGTGACGAGCCGTGTCGGGATTGCGAGCCAGTTTTTGCAGAATGCGGCGACCAATGGCGAGCAGGCGGCGCGCAGCCTCGATGAACTGGCGCGCAATGCGCTGTTCGCGCCTTATTTTGGCGGCAATACGCGGGTCATGACGACGCTCAGCGCAGCCGGACCCAGTGTCGAGGTTGATGACGTGCGCGGGTTTCAGACGGCGTTTGTCAATGGCGTGCAGCAGAATGTTTCCGCGGCGTATCCGCTGACGGCGACCGTCGGAAACGACGTATATACGATTATCGGCGTGACACCGGATGCGACGAGTGTTTCGACAGCGCCTAACGGCGTTTCGGGGCAGCTGGTTTTTTCGGGCAATGTTGCGGTCTCCGATGCGACCGCGGGGAGCCCGGTGCAGGCGGCGACCGCGAGTGCGATCGTGCGGCCGGCGGGCCGGCTTACGACGGCGTTGCTGCAGGCGACGGATACGCTGTCCATGGGCAATCTGCTGGATGCAGTGGCGCTGTTGCGGCGCAATGCCGTGCCGCTCGTGGATGGGGTGTATAATTGTTATCTTGATCCGGTCTCCGCGCGGCAGCTGTTTTCCGACCCGGACTTCAAGCAGCTGTTCCAGGGTGCGACATCGTCGAACCCGGCGGTCCGGCAAGGGATGGTGAGTGATTTTCTGGGCCTGCGCTTCATCACGACGACCGAGGCGTATGTTCAGACGCATCCGAGCATTGCGAATCTCTATGTGCGCAGGCCGATCGTTTGCGGGCAGGGCGCGCTGATCGAGGGCGATTTTGCCGGGATGGCGGCCGATGACGTGGCGCCGAAGGACAGCCTGGTCAATGTGATCGATAACGTCGCGATGGTGACGCGCGAGCCGATCGACCGGCTGCAGCAGATCATCGCGCAGAGCTGGTACTGGATCGGCGGGTTCTGCGCGCCGTCCGACACGACGACGACGCCGACGGTGGTGCCGACGGCGACCAACGCGAATTACAAGCGCGCGGTGATGATCGAGCATATCGGTTAGGGAGTGCTGGCGATGTCAACGGGTGCAACGCAACCATTTCGGCCGGCTGGTACGGTGAGTGCCGCGGCGTCCACGACCGCGAGCCTGGTGAGCCTGGCGGGCGGCGGGTCTTCGGTGCTTATCTATAACGCTTCGGCGGGGACCGCTTTTTTCCGGCTGGGTGGTGCGAGCGGGCTGACGGCGACGACGAGCGATACGCCGGTGCCGGCGGGCCTGCGGATGCTGGTGGATGCCGGGCCGTTCGTGAGCAAGGCTGCCGTGATCCTGAGTGCGGGGACCGGGACCGTGTATTTCACGCTGGGCGATGGGGATACGTACTGATATGTCCGGAACGATCGCGACAGTGTTCAGCGATGGGCAGAAGGCCGATGTGCGGCGGTTCTGCGGCTATCCGGCCTATGGCGCGGGGGCGGCTGGGTTCAATTCGTGGCGGTTTTTCCAGGCTTATGGGACGCTCGAATACCGGCTGAACAACCTCGCACCAGCCGAGATTGCGGTGACGCTGCAGTATGTCGCCACGCTGGCGACGTTGGAGGCCGCGGTGCCGCCGACATCGGATAATCTCGATACCGAGAGTGCGGCGGCATGGACGCATAATCCGAACGAGCTGCGCGACCGGACCACCTTGTTCGATAGCTGGCGGCGGCGGCTGTGCGGGTTTCTGGGCGTGCCGCCGGGGCCGGCACTGGCCGATGCCGGCATCACGCTGGTGGTGTAGACATGGACGGCGTGCGGCTGGCGGACAGGCTGGCTTACGGCGCGGGCTGTGCGGCGCGCCGCGTGGGGTTTTTGCACGATGCGTACCGGGCGAGCGGGCCGGCATGTCCGGTGGACCTCGCGAACCGGTTTCTGCGACTCTGTGTCGCGTATGTGCTGCCGGGCGGCTCGGTGGCGGCACCCACGGCGTTTGGCGTGCCGTTCCGCCAGGCGCTGGCGGATTGGAGTTATTTGCGCGCCGGGGACTACTTGTCGGGGCCGGAGGGGACCGTGTTTGTCGCCGCGATCGAGCCCCCCAAGCCGATGCTGGTGGTGATGACAAATGCGGTCGTTGATCTGGCGCGGCCGGCTGCACGGCTGGTGGCGGGGTTGAACGCGTATGGGGCGGTGCTGCCGGGGACGCAGCGCGCGCTGCTGCAGGGTTTTCCGGCGAACCTGCTGATCGGCGGGCTCGAGGATCGCACGAAGGTAGGCTTGCCGGATGATACCAAGGTGCCGGGTTTTACGGCTCTGCTGCCGGTTGTCTGCGATGTGGCGCCGCGCGTTGCTGATATTCTGACCGATGCGCGGGGCGAGCGGTTTGTCGTGAATGCGGTCGAGCAGGTGCACGGCGTGTGGCGCCTGTCGCTCGTGCAGGCGGTGAGCTGATGGCGGACCAGGCGGATGTGGAGAGCGCGCTGGCGGCGGTGATCGCGAATGCGCTGTATCCGAATGGCACGGCGATGCCGAGTGCGGTGGGAGCGCTGTGCCGGATTTATCGCGGGTATCCGGCGGCGCCGTCCCTGGATGCGGATCTGGCGGCGGGGACCGTGAACGTGTCGGTCGTTGCGGCGGAGGGGCCGGTGCGGAATGTGACGCGCTACCCGCGGCAATGGATTGCAACCGCGCCGGTCGCGGCCGTGCTGAGCGTGGCCGTGGCGAAGGGGATGGCGACGTTCTCGGGGGTGTGCGCGGTTGGCCAGCTGGCGGGCGTGCTCGTCGATGACGCGGTGTTCGCCTATGCGGTGCAAGGCAATGACAGCCCGGCGACGGTTGCGAGCAATCTGGGCGCGCTGCTGCGCACAGGCGGGTTTCTGGTGGACTATGTGGGCGCGAGCGTTGGCGTGCCCGGGGCGGCGCGGTTTGTGGCGCGGGTCGTCGCCGGTGCGGGCGCGCTGCAGGAGATCAAGCGCCAGGTTCAGGAGTTCAGGATCACGCTGTGGTGTCCGGGACCGGCGGCGCGGGATGCGGTCGCGCCCGTGATCGATGACCTGCTGGCGGGGTTGAGTTTTTTGCCGCTGGCGGATGGGTCTTCTGCGCGGCTCATCTTCGCCGGGAGTACGGCGCAGGATAATGCGGCGGATGCGACGCTGTACCGGCGGGACCTGATCTACAGCGCCGAATATCCGACGACGCTCGCCTTGCAGACGCCGTCAATGCTGTTTGGCACGGCAGCCATGTCCGTTGCCGGCGCGATCGTTGAAACGCTTCAAAGCTGAAGGATTTATCGATGACATTCCAGTTGGTCGTGCTCAAGCCCTTTGCCGGGTTCAAGCGCGGTGACCTGATCACGGATGCCGTGACGGTCGAGCGCATTCTGGCCGGCCCGCAGGCGAGCTTCGTCGTGCGCGTCACCAGCCGGAGGGTATAGACCATGCCGATTGTGCAACAGGGGGCCATCAATACGACGGCGCTGATCGTGCCGGATTTGTACGTGCAGATCGTGCCGCCGCAATCGCTGCTGCTGAACGGCGTGCCGACCGATGTGTTAGGCGTCGTCGGCAGTGCAAGCTGGGGGCCGGTCGGCGAGCCGGTGGTGATCGGCAATATGAGTGACTATGCAACGAATTTCGGCGCGGTGATGGCGCGGAAATTTGACATGGGCACGCAGGTCGCGACCGCGGTACAGCAGGGGGCGGCGAATTTCCGCTGCGTGCGGGTGAGCGATGGGACCGACACGGCGGCCGCACTCACGGTGCTGGGCGCGATCACGTTCACCGCGAACTACACGGGAAGTTTTGGCACGCAGCTCAGCCTGACGCTGGCGGCGGGGTCCGCTGCGAGCAGCTGGCGGCTCTCGGTCGCGCTGCCCGGGCAGAGCCCCGAGGTGTACGACAACATCACCGGCAGCGGGCCGAATTTCTGGAGCAATCTTGCGGCCGCGGTGAATAACGGCAGCGGCGCGTTGCGCGGGCCGTCGCAGCTGGTGGTGGCGACGGCGCTCGAGGCGGCGACGGTCCCCGTCGCGGGCGTCTTCTCGTTCAGCGCCGGGACGCCGGGGAGCGATGGCGCCAATGGCGTGAGTGCGATGACGCTCGTGGGCGTCGATACGCTGCCGCGCCTGGGCATGTACGCGCTGCGGGCGCAGGGCTGTGCGCTGGCGCTGCTGGCGGATGCGGATGATCCGAATTACTGGAGCGTGCAGGCGCAGTTCGGGCTCTCCGAGAGCTTGTATATGATCCTCACGGGGCCTGCGGGTGATACGATCGCGGACGCGGTGACGGTGAAGGCGGAAGCCGGGATCGACAGCTATGCGGCGAAATTGATGTTCGGCGACTGGGTGTACTGGTCCGACCAGGCGAACGCGCTGATCCGGCTGGTCTCGCCGCAGGGGTTCGTCGCCTGGCGGCTTGCGAACCTGTCGCCGGAGCAGTCCTCGCTGAACAAGCCGCTTTACGGCGTGCTGGGGACGCAGAAATCGGGGCAGGCGGGGGCGGCGACGGCAACGACGTATGCGAGCGCGGACCTCGCGGTGCTGCTGGGGGCCGGGATCGACGTGATCGCGAAACCGCAGCCGGGCGGGGCTTATTGGGGCGTGCGCGGCGGACATAACTCGTCATCGAACGCCGCGACCAATGGGGATAACTATACGCGGTTGACGAACTACATCGCGAGTACGCTTGCGAGCGGCATGGGCGCGTATGTCGGGCAGCTGGTGACCGCCACGCTGTTTCAGAATATTCGCGCGACGCTGCTTGCATTTTTGAATGGGCTGCTGGGGCAGGGCTTGCTCGGCAGCACGACGGGGGCGCTGCCCTTCGCGGTGGTGTGCGACATCACGAATAATCCGCAGAGCCGGACCGCGCTCGGCTACGTGCAGGCGGATGTGCAGGTGCAGTATCAGGCGATCAACGAGAAATTCATCGTCAACGTGCAAGGCGGGCAGACGGTGCAGGTGAGCGTGCAGACCATTCCGGCGAATGGCTGAAGGGGGAGCGGAGGATGCCGTATAATACGTTTTCCATTGGCAGTGACTGCCAGGTTGTCGTGATGGGGCCGTTCGGGCGGGTCGATCTCGCGCATGTGACGGGGTTCGAGGCCAAGCAGCAGACGCTGACGATCCGCGTCGACCGGCTGGATGGCGTCCAGCTGGGGGCGGAGCTGCCGAAAGGCTGGAACGGCACGTTTTCGCTGGATCGTGGATCCTCCGCGGTCGATGACTTCATCGCGCAGATCGAGGCCGCGTATCTTGCGGGACAGTCGATCGCGGCGGGGACGCTGTATCAGTATGTCAATGAACCGGATGGTTCGACCTCGACCTATCAGTTCAATGGGGCGGTTTTCAAGCTGAGCTCGGCGGGCGCTTACAAGGGTGATGCGCCGGTTGTGCAGAAGCTGGATTTTTATGCGTCGGGGCGGGTGCGGGTGTGATGGAGGTTGCGATCGACAAAGCCGGGCGGCGGATCGCGCTGCGGCGGATGGGCGTGGTCGAGCAGCTGCGGCTGTTCAAGGCGCTGGGGCCGGAGCTGTCGCTGAACCACCCGTATGTGGACCTCGCGATGATTGCGGGGGCCGTGGCGATGATCGATGGCGTGCCGATCCCATTTCCGGTGAACGAGGCGGGGGTGGAGGGCGTGCTGGAGCGGCTGGGGCATGACGGGGTGGCGGCGGTGGATGCGGCACTTCCGGCGGCCTCGGCCGAGCAGATGGCGGCCGAAGCGGGAAACTGAGCCGGCACCCTGCGCTGATCGATTGCCTGTATCTGGTGCGCGCCGGGGTGCCATATGACGTGGCTTTGGGACTGGATGAGGCGGAGCGGCTGGCGTTTCTGGTGATACTGGGCGGTTTCGAGGGGGCCAGCTTCGATTGGGCGGCGATGCGGTGGCGCGCTGCGTAGCGGATTTGTGAGGGGTTTTTTTGATGGTGGACGACGCGCGGGGGCAGGTGGCGCGGCGGGTGGTTGTGGCGGCGCCGCGCCATGTTGCGGGGCAGATGCGGCGCGTGCTGGTGGCGGGACGGCTGCAGCGGCAGGAATGGGTGCCGCGGCCGACAATATCGGCGGCGGTACGGGTCGGGCGGCGGGCTGTGCGGCTGGATGAGCGGGAGGCGGGGCCGGGGGCGGCGCCGAGGCCGGCCTCGGCAGCATCGGGATCTTCGCGCGTGGCGGTGCCGGGCGCCGGCAGCCTGGCTGTTTTGCGAAGGTCTGGTGCTGCGGCCGTTGGTCTGGCGGTTGTGCGTGCGGGGGTACGCCCGGTTGGGGTGTTGCCGCGGGCGGGGGGGTTGGCGCGGCAGGTTGTTGTCGCGCCGGCGCCGATTTTGCGGAGCCAGGATGGTACGGGGTTCGTCGCTCTGACGCCGCGCGCAACAATGCAGGTGAGAAGTTTTGCGCCGGGCTTGGGCGTTGTGGATCGGGCATGGTCGAAGCGGCCGGCGGGGGCACCGCATGCGGCGCCGGTTCGGGTTTCCGAACAATGGCGGCAGGGTGCGGCGGGGTTTTCGGCGGCCTCGCCAGATAATGAATTGTATGCTGCAGCCGGGCTGAAAGAGGCTGATTCGGCAGCGACGTTTGGCCGCATGTTCGAGGATTATATAGCGCTGCAGGCGCGCTTGCCGCCGGCGGGCGGGGCGGCGTTCGATCCGCGTCTGACGCCGAGCTGGGCGGGGGTCAAACTGCCTCTCTGAGGATTTTTGTGATGAGCAATGTGGTGGTGACGCTGGGCGGTGTGCCGTTCCAGGATATGGAAGTGCCGCAGAAGATTTCGTTCGGCGGGCGGCAGCGCGTGGTCGTGCAGAACCTGATCGGCGGCGGCCGGGTGGTGACAGCGCTTGGCCTGGATGATGGGACGATTGCGTTTTCGGGAATTTTTTCCGGCAGCGATGCGGTGCGGCGCGCGCAGTTGCTGGATGCGGCCCGGGCGCTGGGTGCTACGTTGCCGCTGGTGTGGGATGGGTTTTTCTACACTGTGATCATCGAAAGTTTTACGGCCGAATACCGCAAGCCTAACCTGATACCATTCGCGATCACCTGCGTGGTGGTAAGTGATCCTCTGGCGGATATCGCAGCACTGGCAGCGCCGGTCGCGAATTTGATCAGCGGCGATGTGAGCGCCGCGGTGGCGCTGAGCGGGCAGGCGGGGTTGTCGCTGGATGGGCTGAGTGCGGCGGGACTTGCGGGGGTTTCGGTCACGCAGAGCGCGATTGCGGCGGCGATCGGCACCCAAGGGACGAGCTTGCAGGCGGCGGCGGGGGCTTTGAATGCGGCGGGCGATCCGGGGAGCGGGATTGCCGCAGTGAATGCGCTGGGGGCTGCGGCGTCGCCTTTGGCGGCACTCTCGAGCCTGAGCGGCTATGTCAACCGGGCGGCCGGGAACCTTGCGGGTGAGCTGCTATGAACAACCAGGTGGTGACGGTCGCGGGCGGAAACCTGTTTGCGCTGGCGGCAAAATATTTGAATGACGCGACGCAGTGGGTGCGGATCGCGCAGGCGAACAGCCTGACGGATCCCGTGCTGCAGGGTGTCGTGACGCTGGTGATCCCGCCGGTCAATGCCGCCGCGGGAGGTGGTGTTGCCAATTGAGCAGCCGCAGATACGGGTGAGCCTGGGCGGCGTGCCGGTGCCGGGCGTGGTGTCGCTCGAGATCGAGGCGGTGGCGTATTTTTGCGCGAGCCGGTTCGAGGTGGTGTTTGCGATCGGCGCGTCGGCGTTGACGACGGTTGCGTATTTCGCCGGATGCGGGCGGCAGGGCGTGACCATCGAGGCATCGCTCGGCGGGTTTGGGTATACGAGGCTGCTGAGCGGGCAGATCGATAATGTGAGACTCGATCTGGCGGCGGGGACGGCGGCTCTGTGCGGGCGGGATTTTGCGGCGCTGCTGATAGATGCCGAGATTTCAGAGACGTTTGCGAACCAGACGTCCAGCCAGATTGCGACGACGATTGCGGGGCGGCACGGGCTCACGGCGAATGTGACGGTGACGACAACGGCGGCCGGGCAGTATTACGAGCTGGATCATGCGCGCAACGCGCTGGGGCTGCATGCGCGGGCGACGACGGAATGGAGCCTGCTGGTGGCGCTCGCGCAGGCCGAGGGATTTTCACTGTCGGTTACCGGGAAGACTTTGAATTTCGGGCCGGGGGTGACGACGACGGTTGTGGTGACGCCTGCAAATTTCATGCACCTGGTGCTGGATATGGCCCCTAACCTACCAACGGGTGCGACGGTGAAATCCTGGAATAGCCGGAACAAGACGGCGGTGTCCCAGAGTGTCGGGAGCGGGGCGATGACGACGCTGATCCGGCCCAACATCAATGCCGCTCAGGCGCAGACGGTGGCGGGTGCGCATCTTGCGACGCTGGGGATGCAGGCGGTGATACTGGCTGGTACGATGCCGGCGGATGTGACGCTGACGCCGGGTGCCACGCTGGTCCTGAGCGGGACGAATTCGGTCTTTGACCAGAGTTATACGGTTGAAGCCGTGGTGCGGACGTTGCGGGGCCGGTCGGGGTTTGCGCAGTTTGTGAGAGCGTTCGGCAAGGAAGGCGTTGTTTTTTGACAAAAAGCCCTTCCCCGGCGGCGGCACCAAAAAATTTATGATGATCTTTCGACTGTGGCCGTTTCCGTAGCACGGCATAATACAGGAAAATTTTTGCTTCTTTTTTTCCAAAAAAGAAGCTCTTGCTTTGTCACTCTGGAGGTCATTTGGATCAGTTCTGGAACCTCGTAAAGGCTAAAGCGGGAGCGCTCGATGGACTTGCCGGTGCGGCGCGGTTTGGGTTGGTGTCGAGTTTTGATCCGGTGGCTTACGCGGCGCGGGTGCTGATCCAGCCTGAGAATGTGTTGAGCGGCTGGTTACCGGTGTTGTCGGCGTGGGTGGGCGGGGGCTGGGGGCTGGGGGCTGGCGGCGCCGCTGACGCCGGGCGCGCAGGTGCTGGTGCTCGCGCAGGAGGGCGACGCGGAGCAGGGGGTCGTGCTGGGCGCCGTGTGGTCGGCGGTCGACAAGGCGCCGGGCGCGCCGGCGGGAGAGCTATGGCTGCAACACCAGAGCGGGAGTTTTTTGAAATTGCACAATGACGGGACGATCGCGTTGCAGGCGCCGGTTGTGAATATTATGGGAAACCTCTTGGTTTCTGGTGATGTTTCGGATCAGAACGGCGCGCATGGGACGCTTGGGGCGCTGCGGGCGGCGCATGATCAGCATACGCATGCGGCGAGCGGCGGCGAGACGGGTTTGCCTTCGGTGATTGTGTGATGGCCGATCTGGCGCTGATCTTTGGTGGCGATCTGGCGGTCGGGCCGACCGGCGACCTTGCGGTAAGCGATGGGGATGCGTTGACGCAGCAGCGGGTGCTGCTGCGGCTGCTGACGAACCCTGGAGATTATATCTGGCAGCTTGGCTATGGCGCGGGGCTCGCGCAGTTTGTCGGAACGCCGGGCGCACCGGCTGCGATCACCGGTGTGACGCGGGCGCAGATGCTGATGGAGACGGCTGTCGCCGCGTCGCCCACGCCCGCGATCGGGGCTAATGTGGGCGATGACGGCAGGGTGACGTTGTCCATCCAGTATGCCGATGCGGCGAGCGGGCTCACATCCTCCCTTTCATTCTCGTTGTAGGAAGACATGGCATTATCATTGCAAAACTTCTCCACGCTGATGGAGGGTATGGCGGCGGCTGTGCAGGGGGCGGCGCAGAGCCTGCTGGACCTGACGGTCGGCTCGGTGTTGCGGGCGATTCTGGAAGCGAATGCGTCGGTTGCTTTGTGGTTGCAGTGGTTGATTGTGCAGGTGCTGGCTGGGACCAGGCTGGCGACGAGCAGCGGTGCGGATTGCGATAGTTTTGGCGCGGATTTCGGGTTTGCGCGGCTGCCCGCGGTGGCGGCGAGCGGGCAGGTGACGTTCGCGCGTTTCACCGCGGCGGTGGCGGCACTGGTGCCGGTTGGGGCGCAGGTTTCGACCAGCGGGAATACGCAGAGTTTCATCGTGACGGCGGATCCGACGAACCCGGCGTATAATGCGGCGGCCGGCGGGTATGTGCTCGCAGCCGGCGTGGCGAGCGTGACGGTGGCGGTGGCCGCGGTTGTTGCTGGCAGCGCTGGGAACGTACAGCCGGGTGCGATTGCGGTGATGAGCTCGGCGATTGCGGGCGTCGATACGGTCAGTAACGGGCAGGCGCTGAGCGGCGGGATCGACGCTGAGAGCGATACGGCGTTTCGCACGCGGTTTGGCACTTACCTCGCGAGCCTGACGCAGGCGACGAACATCGCGGTCGGCGCGGCGGTGAGCGGGATCCAGCAGGGGCTGAGCTATGCGGTGAACGAGAATATCAGCCAGGCGGGCGGGGTGCAGATGGGGCATTTCGTCGTGACTGTGGATGATGGGTCGGGCGATCCGCCGGCCAGCTTGATCAGCGTGGTGCAGGCGGCGGTGGATGGGATCCGGCCGGTGGCGACGAGCTTTGCCGTGCAGGGGCCGGTGGTGGTGCATGCGAACGTGGCGATGACGTTGCTGACGGCGGTGGGGGCCTCGCATGCTGCGGCGGTGGCGGCGGTTGGGAGCGCTGTGGCAAGCTATATCGCGGGGCTGCCGATCGGGGCGACGCTGAGCTACACGCGGCTGGCGCAGCTTGCCTATGCGGCGTCGAGCGACGTGACCAACCTCTCCGGTTTGTTGCTGAACGGCGGGACGGCGGACCTCGTGCCGCCGCTGTTCGGGGTCGTGCGGGCTACCACGGTTGCGGTCGCCTAAGATGATCGGTGACATCGATGACATGGCCGGGCGGCTTAGGATGGTGCTGCCGGCGCGTTGGTTCGGCGATACGACGCCGGTTCTGGATGCGGTGCTGACGGGGCTCGCGCAGGCGTGGAGCGGGCTTTACGGGTTGCTGGCGGCGGTGCAGTCGCAGAGCCGCATCGCGACGGCGAGCGGGGTTTTTCTTGACATCGCGGCAGCGGATTATCTGGGCGGCGTGCTGCCCCGCCGGGCCGGCGAGGCGGATGCGGCTTATAGCGCGCGGATACGCGGGAACCTGTTGACGAAGCGGGCGACGCGGGCCGGGGTGGTGCAGGCGCTGACAAACCTCACCGGGCGTTCGCCGCGGGTGTTCGAGCCGCTGAATGCGACCGATACGGGCGGCTACAACGTCAATCTCGGCTATAACACCGCCGGCGGTTATGGCATCGGCCCCGGTGGTTATGGCGCCGCGCCTCTGGTGTTCGGGGCGAGTGCCGAATTTGCAGGAACGGTCAGCGATGCGGAGATTTATGCCGCGGTCGCAGCCGTGTTGCCGACCAATTGTATTGCCTGGACGCAAATCTCGAACTGAGGAAACCCAGCATGGATCGCAACATCGTCTATCCCGGGAGCATCCCGCTGGATACGGATATTCTCTACCCGAACCGCAATGCGATGGTGGGCATCGCGGCGCTGACGGCGGCGACGCTGGGGACGAGCGTGGTCGCCGATGGGCTCGGATGCACGCCATCGTCCCCGGCATCGATGGCCGTGGTGGTGGCGGCGGGCAGCCTGACGCAGCTCTCGGTACTGGAGGCGACGGCGTATGGATCGTTGCCCGCGGATGCGAGCGACCAGGTGGTGAAGACGGGGATCAACCTGCAGGCTGTGACATTTGCGTTGGCAGCCCCTGCGGGGGCGGGCCAGTCGGTCAATTATTTGATCGAGGCCGCGTTTGCCGAGACGGATACGGATCCTGTGGTGCTGCCCTACGTGAATGCGGCGAATACGAGCCAGCCTTATTCCGGGCCGGGAAATTCAGGGACGGCGCAGAACACGCAGCGGGTGCAGCGGGTGCAGCTGCAGGTCAAGCCCGGTGCGGCGGCGGCGGCGGGGACGCAAGGGACGCCGGCGGTCGATAGCGGGTGGGTCGGGCTGTATGTGGTGACGGTGAATTACGGGCAGTCGGCGATCACCGCCGGTGACATCGCCGCC